CTTAACAATACCAGAAGCTTTTTAGAACGAAACATCTTTTATATCTGGTAGTTTACATCCATACTCATAAGCAAAGAATTTAACCTGTTCGATGTACTCATTAAATTCTTTTGTATTTAGAGTTGATGTTCTAGCAATAACAATAATAGTTTCTTCTGCAATTTTTTTCTCTTCTCGAAGGTAACGATAGGTTAATAATTCGTGAAGCTCTTCTGGATCATATCCTAGGTGATTACCAAGTATTCTGTAAATATGCCATAGATATTTGTTTTGATCTATAGACCTATTATGTTTGCCTTCTTTAATCTCGATCTTCCACATCTTCGAGTAATCCAATTCTTTAAGTTTTTGGATGAGGCTACTTAAATTGTGTTTTGTTAGACTGAATCTCATAATCAACCCATCCTTTCGATTTAAATACTATACCATTTTTTGATGTAGCTTTGTATGTTAAATCATTACCAAAAGTTTTTTTTAATTCCTTGATTAATTCGTTTACGGTCATACTGGACTCCCATGAAAAGTTAAACTATTTTTATTAAAATAAAAACCAAAGCTACCTTCATATGGAAAGTTTCTTTGTTTTTGTATATATACGATTGTGTCAGGCACACCTTTAAGATCTTCGTCATCTATTTTAGGATCAGCTAGCTTTCGCTGTTTGGGAATATTGCGGTAAACAAGCAAAATATTGTCGCATAAGTTTCTAATATTAGAGCTTCCATAAATATCCTGAGCCGTTGGTGGTTTATCCTCTTCTGTTTTTCTTAAATGACACACTAAAAACATATGAATACCAATATCTCTACATATACTTGCTAATGAATTTACAAAATGTTTTTGTTTATCATAAGCATCTTGCCCTTCTCCAACATCATCTATTTTTGTTAAAGAATCTAAAACTATGAAATCACAACCTAATATATTTTTTGCATAATAACAAGCGGCATAAACATCATCTGAATTTGTGACTCCAGTTTGGTCATAAATATAAATTTTTTCCTCTTTAGACTTACAATATTTTCTAATAAACTCTTCTGTTGGTGGTGCACCAGTGCTATTTTTTCCTAAAGCAATCTTGCATAATCTGGCAAGAGTTATCTCTGGGCGCATCTCGAGGCTCATAATTAATGCTTTACTATTTTGGCTTAATGAATGTACCCATTGCATTAAAATTTGAGTTTTACCATGCCCACTAATACCAGTTACAAGTGTCAACTCTGATGGTCTAGCTAAAAAACCTTCATCTAATTTAGGCAACCCTAAACTTTTTCCAGAATTTTGTTCTGTATAAAAATAATCAATTACCTGTTCAGTAAAACTTGTAGTGTTTTTGATTTTAAAATCATCTTCATATTGATTTTTATGTGCTCTTATTTCGTCTGACCCTATGGTCAACTTTTCCATCATATCCCCAACATTCATTTTGCAGTCTCCCAAAATTTATCTTCATCGTCCTCTATAGGATCATTCCATCTCTCTTGATTAACATATGTAGACATATATGGAATTTTTTTTCTTACCTTCCACTGTTCAGTTTCCATCATATAATTAAGATGTTTTTTAATTTTGTCAATATGTTTTGCACATTTTTTTGTGACCCATTTTTTTTCTGCTGATGTAACACCTTTTTTATTTGGATAAGTTTTATAAAAATAATCCCACCCTTCCATAGACTGTGTGTTCTTCTCTTCTCTTTCTCTACTCTCCTCTAAGGAAACATTTTGTTCACAAGTTGTTATCAAGTTGTTATCATCTTGTAACCAATGCGACAACAAACTGATCTGTTTTTTTATAAAATCGTCTGTCTTACGCAGTCTAAAAGCAATTTTATGAACTTCTGGCAACTCACCATTATTTTCAGAAGCTAATAAAAGTAGCTCTAATAATGTTGCTTTGCTATCTGAATTTAAATTATGCCATTCATAATCTTCTAAAATTTGCCTATAGACTTTAATCCAAATTACATTTCTATCTTTCATAGGCGGTTGAAATTTACTCCAATTTCTGATTTTCAAAATAACTCCTCATGTTATATAAATTATAGTTGGTCTTCTTTTAATAAATATTTAATTTGTATTGCTCGATAATCTGGAATGTTTTTATCCGGATGTTTTGCCCAATAAGCTACGGCTTGTGTAGACACATCTAATGCTTTAGCAAGCTGTCTACGACTACCATTAAATAATTCTACTGCTTCGTTGTAAGTCATATTTTTTTCCTTTTTGTTAAAATTGCCCTGACATTTTTTTCGCTCATGCGTTTATAGGGTGTAGTCAGATTAGTTATGATTCTAATCTGTTATAAAATACATTGCAAGTTATTTGAAAAAATATTTGCAAAAGATTTTTTTATGTAGTATAGTTTGATTTGTAGTTAATTAATAGGAGATAATAATTATGCAACAACTTACATTTAACACAGAAATTACAGTCGAAGATAAGTATCGTGAATTTGATCTTGGTCTTAGAGTGTATGCAACCGTAACAGAAGAAAAAGCGATTGGTTATCCTACCGAAGTTATTGTCAACATAGAAGATGTAGAAGTTGATGATGTCAGAGATGTTACCCCATATGAAAACGGAGATAGTATTCTTAATAAATTAAATGTAGATACTATTGAGTTTTTAAAAGATCAAGCAGTAAGGGAGACAGTATAATGAGTGTATCTAAAGAACAATACATGGATTCATTATTATATGATCTTCATGCAACAACAAATGATATTGTAGAACAAACAAATATTCAGCAAGAAGCAATAGGTGGTATTAAACAAGATTTGCAAAAACTATATTATTATTTACAGCAACAGCAACAGCAACAAGAGGAGAAAAAGAATGGCTAGACTTAGAACAAATAGAAAAAAAGGAAAAAATAAGTTAAATCGTAAAAATGTTTTAAAGTCAATGGGTCTGTGGCAAGACCCAACTTTGATCCATGCAATATATAATATGAAGGAGCGAAGAAAACATGGCTAAACCAGTGAAAAAGAAAATTGATCCCAGAGTCAAAGAAGTCTTGCAAAAGCAAGGCTTCGACTGGCAAGAGTGTTTGTGGGATTGTCATGGCACTTGGGTTATGTACCATAAATATATTGAGATAGCAGCAGCTCAAAATAAAATTACTTATGATTTACATGAAGTTGAGTTTGATACTAAAAATAAAATTGCAGTTGTAAAGTGTAATGCAAGATTAGGTGATAAAACTATAACAACTTATGGTGAAGCAGCTCCACATAATTGCAAGAATACATATACAGCAGCAATGGCAGAGAAGAGAGCAGTTGATAGAGCTGTTCTTAAGCTTCTAGGTTTACATGGTTTTATTTATTCAGAAGATGAAATAGATGAAACTAAACCAACTGTAGAAACTGAAGCAGAAGAATGGAGTGAAGATCTTCTTGGCAATATTTATTCCCTTGTACATCATTTTACAGACGAAAAAGTCAAAAAAGAATTTTGGTTTAGTCTTGATCCAGTTCATCAAGAACAGTTAAGGGAAATGATTGCAGAAGTAAAGGAAGAGTATGAGCAGTCATCTAAAAAATAAAAAACTTCGTAACTCAATCGTAACTGCCAGCCAAGCATGGTCGGCAGTCTACGAGAGACAGAAATTATGGCGAGAAAAGACTGGTCGTTCAGAACCTTTTGAAGGTAACGAAATGACAGAATGGGGAAATGCTAAAGAAAAATATGCTTTATCAAGTTTTGAAAAAGAGATGAATGGTATTTGTTGTGCAGGTAATAAACTAATTGTACATCCGGATAAACCTATTGGCGCAAGTCCTGATGGTTATTTAGGTGATATTCCTGTAGAGATTAAATGTCCGTTTACTCAAAAAATATATCCAGAAATTCCAGAACGCTATTGGTTTCAAATGCAGATACAAATGTATGTAGTTGGGTCTGAGGCGTGTTGGTTTTACATATGGACACCAGAAGAAACCTCGAAAGAGATGGTGTTCTATGATGAAGCTTTTATAAACTGGTTCATACCGAAGGCGGAAGAGTTTGTCCAGTATGTAAAAGATGATGTTGAACCTCCTCGATACAAGAGGAAACCTATATATACTAAGGAGATAATATGAAAGTAGGATTAAACATAAGTATTGATGTTTCAAAAATTGACAAAAGTAGGTTGTATAAAGGTGCAAAAGGCAATTATTTAAACCTGACTACATTTGTTGATCTTGATAACAAAGATAAATATGATAATAATGGTTTTATAAACCAAAGCATTACTAAAGAAGAAAGAAGTAATGGTGTGCAAACACCTATTTTAGGTAATGTAAGGGTTATTTACACAGATGGTAATTCAGATTCATCTGCTTCATCTGTTGCAGAGCTTGAAGAAGATGTTCCGTTTTAATCAAAAAGGGGAGTGTAATACTCCCCCTTCTTTTGTTTGTAATTTTAATAATTACTTATTGCAAACATACATTGTTACTTCAAAGCCGAAGCGCATTTCTGTTGCTGATGGTTTTGTCCACATAACAAATCTCCTTTCTTCTAGATTTAAGTGTAATTATACGCTTTATAAAAGTAAGGAATAACAACAGAGGATTATATTATGGTAAGTAAATGTATTAAAATATTTGTGTTCTTTTTATTTATATTTCTTGCATTAGGAATTTAT